TGCAGGATTTTTTCTGCCTGCAAAGTCTGCTCTGCCGCAATCTGGTGGAGGCCGGCGAAGCCTTCGCGCGCCTCCGGCCGCGCCAGGCCGCCGATTTGTCGCCGACCGGCCTGCGTGTTCCCCTGCAACTTGAGCTCATCGAACCCGAGCAACTGCCGTGGTGGAAAACGGATGGCGACGGCATGGTTTCGGGAAATCTGATTCGGGGCGGCATCGAATTCGACCAGATCCAGCAGCGGGTTGCGTATTACTTCTACAAACAGCATCCGGGCGATGCGTCGGTGTGGCCGAACAGCTTCGAAACGCAGCGCGTCCCGGCTTCCTCCGTTCTTCACCTGATGGAATTTATCCGGGGTAATCAGATCCGCGGCATTACGCCGCTTGCCCCGATCATCATCCAGATGGCCGATCTGGACGACTACGAAGATGCCGAACGGTTCCGACAAAAACTCGGGGCATATATGTTCGGCTGGAAGGCGCCTCCGGGCGCTGCCTACGTCGAAGCACAACCCGGCACCATGACCATGCTGGACGTCAATGCCGGCGAGGAATTCGGCTTTTTCGCGCATCCCGGCGCGCCGAATACCTATGAAGCCTTTCTGCGGGTGCAACGGCAAACCACCGCCGCTACCATGCGCTGCACTTACGAAATGCTGACCGGCGACATGAGCCAGGTGAATTATTCCAGCGCACGCGTGCGATTGATCAACCTGCGGCGGATCTGGAAACAATTTCAATACCAGGTGATTGTTCATCAATTCTGCCGGCCGGTGTGGCGTGCCTGGCTGGACGCCGCCGCGCTCGCCGGAATCATTGATGCCGCGGATTATCGAAAGCAACCGCAAGAGTACTTGAACGTGGAATGGCTCGCCCAGCCCTGGGAGTATGTAGACCCGCTGAAAGACGTCACCGCTCAACGCATGGAGATTGAATCGGCGCTCACCTCGCGAGAGGCGACCATCCGCGAAAGAGGCGAGGTGCCCGAAGAAGTGGATGCGGCGATCAAACGGGATCACGACCGCGAAAAGCAACTCGGCATCGTGCCGGTCTACGGCGCCAGCCGCGCTGTCGTCACCGTGCCTCCGGGGGATAACGAAGAACTGGCCGGCACCGAGCCGCCGCCCTCGACGCAGTTCCTCAAAAACGGCAAAGCCGCAGCCGCCCGCGCGTCGATCAACGCCATGACTGCGGAACAGTTTGCTCAATTCCTGACTGACAACCCGGAGATCAATCTTCTGATTCAGCCGCAGACGGAGGTCACCCAGTGATTGCATTACCCAGACTCGCCAGTCGCCTCTTCGGCTCGCCTCTGGCCATCGAGCCCGGCAAGCTGGACATCATCGTCGCAGCCGTAGTCCCGCGCCTGTTGAACGGCAAGGCCTCGTTTTTCTTTGATGATGACGAGGATGACGATGCGCCGCCGCCGCAACGCCAGTCCTACGACGTTACGCCTGATGGAATCGCCACACTCGACATTTCCGGCACGCTGGTCACCAAAACCGGCGGCATGAATGCCATATCCGGCCTGACCAGTTATGAACAGATTTACTCCGATTTCTTCGCGGCGCTAAACGACCCTCGGGTAAAGGGCATCGTATGGAATATCGAATCGCCGGGAGGCGAGGCGCGGGGCATGCAGGATCTGGCCGACTCCCTTTATAGCGCGCGGGGCCGCAAGCCGGTCGTTGCTTTCGCCGGCCCGGCTTACTCGGCCGCCTACCTGCTCGCCAGCACCGCGAACCAGATCGTCATTCCCCGCGATGCGGGCGCTGGCAGCATCGGCGTACTGATGTTGCATCTGGATGAGAGCGGCGCCGATCAGCAGGCCGGTTTGAAGTACACCTCGATTTTTGCCGGTGCGCGCAAGAACGACGGCAATCCGCACGAGCCGCTCAGCGACGAAGCGCGAACGCGCATGCAGGGATTCGTCGATCAGCAATATGCGCTCTTTGTGTCCGCCGTGGCACGCGATCGCAATATGTCCCCGGAAGCGATACGGGGTACGCAAGCGCTGACCTACATCGGCGGTGACGCCATCAACGTAGGGCTCGCGGACCAGCTAGGGACACTAGACGATGCTTACGGGATGGTCCGCGAGGCCATCCAACCGAAATCCATCGCGGCTTCCGCCGCTCAAGGAGTGTACATGCAATCACCGTTAACCATCAACACGGCGGAGCCGGCCGTTCCCAATCAACCGGTCGCCGCCGCACAACCACCCAATCCGGCCACCGCCGCAACCATCCAAGCAACGGAGATCTCGGCAACGGAGGCCCTGGCGCGCATGCAGCAGACCGTGGATCTGTGCGCTATCGCCGGCCGTCCCGAGCTCGCCGCCGGATTCATCAGCCGGGGCGCTTCCGTCGCCGAAGTGCGAAACCACTTGCTGGCCGGCCGGGCTGCCGACAGCGGCGCCCGGCTGAATACGGCTGTCATGCCGGGAGTCGATGCGGGAACCCATCCCTCTCAAGCCGACTCCGGCAAGGCCAAGCCGTGGACGGAAGTGCTGGCCGATCTGGGCATCTTGAAGCGGCGCTAAACAAGGAGGAAAAAAACAATCATGTCATTACTCAACGAAAATCCCCGCATCTCGGATGTGATCCTCTTCGAAGAGGGCGTAGAGGTCGAGTACACGCGCGATACCGTCACCATCGCTTCGGGCACCGTTGCCAGCGGAGTCGGACAGCTCATGGGCAAGGTCACCGCTACCGGTAAATTCACCCAACTCACCCCGGCGGCCGCCGATGGATCGCAGAACGCCGCCGGTGTTTTGCTGGAATCGATTTCGGCAACCCTGGCCGCCGACACCCAGTTGAATGTGCTCACCCGCGGCCCGGCGGTCGTGAAGGCGCCAGGGCTGGTATACACGGCCGGCATGACCAATCCCCAGATCCTGGCGGCGCAAGCTGCGCTGGTCGCGCTGGGCATCAAAGTCGAGGGCGCTTACTAAAAGCGCCAAGAGGAGGAATCAGAGAAACATCATGGACATTCTGAATGTTTTCACGCAGGACGCTTTCGGGCTGGTCTCACTCACCGAAGCGATCAACGACATTACGCCGCAATACGGCCGCCTCGGCGCTATGGGCCTGTTCGTCGACGAGCCCGGCGATCAGCGCACCGTCGCCGTGGACTTCGATCCCATCACCATGCAATTGCTTCCGCAGAGCCGCTGGGGCGGCCCCGGAGTCGCCAACAAGTCCAGCATCATGCGCACGCGGTCTTATTCCATTCCGCACTTCCCCATCAACGACCAGGTGCTGGCCAATGATCTGCAAGGCCGGCGCATGGCCGGCGGCAATCAGGCGCAAACGTCGCAATACCAATTAGCGAAACGCTTGCGCGAAATGAAAATCAAGCTGGAGCAAACGCTCGAGTGGATGCGCCTGGGCGTGCTGAAGGCCGGCCAGGTGAAGGACGGCCAGGGCAATTTGATCCTGGACATCTACGCCGATTTCGGCATCACCCAAACGACCACATCTTTTGCTCTGGGAACCCCGACAACCGATGTCATGGGAAAGATCGCGGCGATCAAGCGCACCATCCTGCAAAACCTCCGCGGCGAACTCATGAGCACAATGGTGGCCGTGGTCTCCGATGGTTTCTACGACGCTTTAGTCAGTCACGCCAACGTCAAAGCAGCCTTTACCTACTACCAGAACAACGGCCAGAATCTGGCCAACGACTATTCGGGCGCGTCGGTCCAGAATCCCAACGCCGCCGGTCTGGTCGACCAGGGCGTCCAGGGCTTCTACTACGGCGGCGTTACCTGGGTCAACTATACCGGCTTCGTCACCGACTCGACGGGCGCCAGTCAACCCCTGATCGATGCCAACGCGGGTTATGTTTTTCCGCTGGGCACCCGCGCGTTCAAGACGTTCTACGCGCCCGCGGATTATAACGAGACCGTCAACACCGAGGCCGTGCCGTTCTATGCGAAACAGCGGCCCTTGGAATTCGACAAAGGGATCGAGATCGAGTGCCAGCAGAATCCGTTGCCGCTCTGTCTCAAACCGGCCCTGGTGCAACGGGTTACCACCTAGCCCGCTCCTTTTGGGGCTTCTCAAACCTTTATATACGTGGCCGTTGTCTCCCAAC